CCTGGGCTTCTTCCGGGTCCGACTCCGGCTCAGTTTCGGGCTCATCGCCCTCGGCTTCCTCCGTCTCTTCCGGGGTGTCAGCGGGTGCCGATTCCGCTTGTTCGGCTGGCTTGAATCTTGCTGGAACTTCGTTGGTCTCACGAAAGCTGTTGTACTCAGCCAGCGTGGGTTCCTTACCACCAAACACATCTTCTGCGGCAGACGACTCCGCTGCTACCGTCTCATCACTCATTGGTTGTCCTTGTGCCCCGTACGTGGGGCTTACGAGATGTTGCTAAACTGGAGCTCCGAGTGGGACTCGAACCCACGGCCTGCGTATTACGAGTACGCTGCTCTAGCCGCTGAGCTATCTGGAGCTAAAACCTTGCAGGGTGGAGGGCATCGACATCCCTCCCGCTACAGCCCTTGAAGCTGTCTTTGGGTTGGCTTTCCGCCAATGGACCCTGCAAACCTAACCTTTTTCCAGAAACTTCATCAGGTCGGGGATATGCGCCCCGCTCTCACCACTGCTCAGCGTCCATGAACCGCCCTCGTGGACCGTCAGCGTCTCGCCCGTTGGAGACTTGTAGACATGCTGGGTCTCGGACAGGCTCTCTGGCGTGTATCCGTGCTGCTGGAGGTACAGTTCAAGCGAACTAGCCATTACTGTTCCGCCCACTCGGGAATGTCAGTGCGAAGGCATGGGGGAAATCCCAAACCGCTTGCTGCCATGTGGTGTAACAGCAACTGCAATCGACTCCATAGCTAAGCCTCCACGGCCACGGCGAGCTATTGATGCGGCGAAGCGTTACCTTCACTCAGCCCCCTGCTGCTGCTGCGCTGCCGCGTCCTGCTGCTGTGCGGCATCCTGGGCGCTCTGCTGGCTCTGTGTGGCTGCCTGCTGCTGTTGCGCGTCCTGAGCGTGTGCGGCCTGCTGTGCGGCCATTGCTGACTCATGCGACTGCCCCATGATCTGCTTCATCATGTCCTCAACAAAGGCAATGCGCTCGTTCACGTTCTGGGCCTTGGTAGTTATCTCGGCCTTGGTAATATCGGCCTCAATCTCCATCTGGCGAATCTGTGCCTTGGCCTGGTTGTCTACTACCTTGGCCTGCTTCTCAAACTCAAGCTGCTTAATCTGCTGCTCGTAGTGCTGGCACGCCGCGTTTAGAGCCTGTATGTGCTGCTGTCCTTGCTGTATTGCAGCCTGCGCCTGTGGCGGGATCTCGTTGTCCTCATCGTCCTGCAGGTTTGGCGGTAATGCCTTCTTGAACCGCTTGGCCACGATACTTGCGCCGGCCATGTCAGAACTATCAAACAGCACGTCACCGAACATGGGCAGAAGGTTGGGTGCCGACTGCACTAACTGCTGCATGGTGTCGAAGGACTCACTGCGCTTCGTGTCGAACGCCTTGCCAGCCGTGACGATGGGCTTATAGTTGCCCTTGGTCATGTCGTAGTGGCGATCTTTGCCGCTCTCGTCCTGATGCTGCTGGTTAATCTTGACGATATTTACAGCTTCATCCTCGCCAAGAGTCTGAATCTCCCGCTCGGTGTCATAGATTTTAGGGATCATCTCCGCGATAACCTCGCCGCCCTTCTTGAACGAGCGAATGAGGTTGTCCATGAAGTGCATCGTGGTTAGGTCGGTCTGCTGTTTACGCCGCAGAATGGCCTGTCCGCTTACCTCGTTGGCCGAATTGCCCAGCGAAGCGTCGAAGATGCCCGTTGTCGCCTTCATATCGTCAATTTCCTGCATGACGAACGCGGAAAGCGACTGAATCGGAGGCTCGTAGACCTGTCTAATGGGTGGAGGAACAGGGCGTCCCGCCGCATCCACCGGCTCATACTCCAGATATGGGGTAAGGCTCTTGTTTAGGTTCTCCCACTGATTCTGCTTGCCCGATGGGATTTGCCCAACTGCCACCATAAACGGGGAAACGGGCGCTATGGATAGCGTCTCCGCAATGCGGCTCTTGGAGTAGTTGATGAGCTGCTGCGCTGCCTTCTGCGGGCGAACCACAGAGAAGAGCCTTGGCTTGCCCTCCATGATCATCTGCTTGCCCAAAACGGGGATAATCGGGATGCTCGAGCCTGGCCACTCCGTCTCGGTGTCCTTCAATACTTCAAATCCATTCGTCTTGCAGAACTTCACTGTGGACTTCGGCCTGCGCTTGCCCTTTTCCTTGGTCTCTTCGACATACCAGTACTCAGCAATGCGCACCGCGTCTGAGCCAACCCAGCCTTCGCCGCGATTCTCAGCCTCAGACCATGACAGCGAGGCGAGCTCAGAGTCGGGATACATCAGCTTGTACTCTTCCTTGGGCACGTCCTCGATGACAAACGCATACTTAGGCTTGCGGTTGAAGCACGCAGGCACCAGGATGCCATAAATCTGCAGCGGGTCCAGAACAGGAACCACCTTCAGGTCGAGGTCATCGGAATCGTCGTCGCAGTAGTCGGTCAGGAAGCGGTAATAGCCGAACGACGCGCCCGCGCTGTACTCGATCGCCGTCTCATAGGCAATCTGAGCGTCAGAGGCGTACTGAATGGCCCTCGCCAGCCCTTCATAGACTTCTGCCGTGTCCTTGTCGCCTTCGCCATGTGGCGCGAATTTGATCTGCGGCTTGTTCTGCCGCGCCTCGTTCGATACCTGCTGGACGAACGTATGGCAGCGAGGAAACGACATCGCCGGGCGTCCAGCGGCCTCGCGCTGCATCTTTACCTGCGGGTCCCACTGGTCATCGCCATCAGGCGAGGCAAACTTCAGGTCCGAGGCGAACTTCTCCCGTAGGTGCTTTTCGTCCTCCGCTGCTGCGGCAAAACGTTTACGCGCCGTTCCTAAGAAATCGTCGTCTTTAGTCGCCATTCGGGGTCAGTTTCCATCCAATCCGTAGCAAGGACTCCAACTCGTCCTTATCCTTCGCCGTTAGTTCCTTCGGCGGCTGGCCGTTGTCGCGGGGGTAATAGACCTTGACTGGCTTCACTTGCCCGCTACCTTGCCAGCCTGTGCGCGAACCCTCGCCGCCTGGTCCGCATCCAGAAATGACTTATTGGCCGCTTTTACTCGCGCATCGTGCCAGCTCGTATCCTCTGGTTTCGGCGCGGGCGCGGTCGGCTTATCACCCGTTATCCGGTCATATGCGTCACGCAGGCTCTTGCGGGCGTTATCGCCATTGAATAGGCCCTTGATGGCATCTAGAAGCTGGTCTGCGGGATGGTCGTCTTTGGGCTTCTCTGGCATTTACTTGGCTCCCCACGCTCTAAGAATCGACTCCATCTGCTTGCTGTCCTTTAGCTGCTGGCGATACATCCAATCCTCGAACTCACGCCGCATCCGCCAGTATTCCGCCATCACTATGCTGTTCATCGCGCCTTCCAATGCGGATATCTCTTGAGGAGACCTGCAACCCTGAAGATCGAGGGCCTACGATTTGGCCCCACCGTGCAAGGCATCAGGTCCACCGAATACATCTGCATCAGCTCAATGCGCTCTTCGGTGGTCATGCCATCCACCCATCCGAGCCGTAGTGCGCTTGTGGTGACGCTTCCTTGCGTTCCCGCTGCGGCTCCTTGATGCCTACTGCCAGCGTGCGCAATGCGTCTGCCGGGTGCGAGGCATCGTCGTGCAACGGCTGGCTGCGCGGTACGCCTAAGGCTGTGGCTGGTCCCCACTGGTAGCGCCTGAGGTACTGCAGGCCGTCTGCGCATAGGTTGGCGTCAAAGTACAACTGGGGGAATAAAGTACGTGTTGCATTTATCCCGTCCGCTACATTCAACTGCCGGTTGACTCGCACCTTGAAGCCCTTGAGCCTCATCAGCTCTTCAATAGACTTCCCAGTGCCAAGACTCCTTGTACCCCCATCCCACGGCAGAAAGCAGGTTCCATAGACATATCCCCACGTCTGCATCTCGCGGAGGTAATAGTCAATTGCCTGGTGATCGCCCTCGAAATAACGAAGTATGCGAATCTCAAACGGTGTGCGCTGTGCTGCCCAGATACTGACTCGATCAGCAAAACCCAAGTCCCAAAACGTATCAACCGGCATCAGCGGGTCATAAGGCACCGCTCTAATCCGCCCTTCCTTCTCCGCTGCCTGAATCTCTTTCTTGTAGATCGCGCCTTCAACTGTTGAACGTGTAGCGCCTTCGTAAACATGGTGGAAGGTGTCGTAATCTCTTTCCCTTAGCAGCTCAATCTTTTGCTTCGATTCGTTGCTGAGCCAGTTGTTGTCCTTGTACGACATCTTGCAAACGAACGAATTGGGCGGCGGGTCAATAACAAAGTCCTGGTACACCGCATCCGTCTCAAGATCCGGGTTGAGCGACCACCAAATCTCAGACCCAGCCTTGCGGATGGTCGGCAACAGAATCGTCAGGCTGCGCCTGCTGACCGTTGATGCCTCTTCCCCCCAGAAGATGTCGATTGCCTCATAGCTCTTCAGCGATGAGACAGACTGCTTGCGGAGGCCGGCAAACATAATCTCGGTGCCGTTAGCCCCGCGAATCTCAGATTGCAGCACCGTATAGAAGTTTTCGAGGCCCAGATTGCTTACCTGGTCACTCAGTAGCTGGTGCACAGACTCTCGAATCGAGTCCATCGTCTCGCGTCCACACAATATGCGAGGCCCTTCAGTTCTGCCCGGCCAAAGAATGCCAGGGTTAGCCCCGATGATAAGCAGCGCTCTGGCAATCGACCACGACTTAACCCCATCGCGCCCACCATAAAGCGTCTTGAATGGATGCGGCTCGAATAGGCCGGCGAGCTTTTCGGGGAATTCAGCCTTGATCTGTTCCATTCGTCCTTACAAAGGTCACAGCGATTGCTGCTTGGATTGGGCCGCCGTCCTTGCCAGCGAGGTTCATGTCTAGCTTGTCTCCGTACTTCTTCGCCGCCAGCTTGGAAAGAATCCACTTACGGGTATCAACGCGAAGCCTTGCCCGCTGCACTGCGACACTGTTCGGCATCTGTAATTCGCCGCTTACGTCGTCGCTAATGTCGTCCGCGATCTCAACCAATTCATCAGCGTAAAGCTCAAGCGCATCTTCTTTCGCGCGCGCGTATTGGTCCGCAAACTCTTTGTGTTCTCTTAACCACTTAAAAATGCTGGACTTAGCGGGCATTGCATCCGAACTGCAAATGGCCCGCATACTATTGCCTTGTGCTATTAGCTCGCATATTGCGTCAGCGAGTTCCTGCGAATATTCCATGCTTCAATTACTCACTCGCCGGCGGAACCGGGTCAGGATCTTTCGTCAGGGCCTCACTCACAGCCGTCTGCAGAATAGCCAGCTCTGCGCTGAAGTCCTCAGGGGTGGCAATAGCGCCAGCGGCTACCTTTGCGGCCAGGTCATCAATCTTGCTGATGATCGTGGTCACGCCTGCCTGCAACGCTGCATCGAATTCTTCACGAGTTACCATGTCACTCTCCAATTGAAAGTAGAAGTAGAAGTTGAGGATGGCGAGAAGTAACGCCAAGGCTGTGTAGGCCATCTATTTGCCTGCTTCGTCAATAGCCTCGTCTACCAGCTTGAGGTCAATCAGTTGCCGCCGCAGCTCTGCGATCTTGCCGCCGTAATAGGCCCAGCCCAGAATGAAGCCGAGATAAACCAGAGCCAGCGCACCAAAGAATGCCCATAGTTCTAATGTCATCGCAAACTCCTCTTCAATTCCAATTTGGCCTTAGCCTGCCTTAGCTGCTCTTCGGCCAAACTGATCTTCTCTAATGCAATCTTGAAAGCAGCCCGGCAGACATCACAAGCTTCGTGAGCCTGCCGGTACTCTTGCTCAAACGTGCCGATGGGGGTTTCAAGGAAGCCGTCCCAGCTCATGCCCGTCTCACTGAATCAATCCATATTGCTGCTGTAAGTCTTGCAGGCGATCCGCTCGCTTGCTGGCATCTTTCTCGAACATATCCGGCACACAGCAGGAGAAGTCGGGGCAGCACTCATTGGTCTCTTGACTGTGATAGCTGAAGCCATTGACCCACGCTTCAGTCTGAGCCAGTACAGCCTTCCGATATGCCGTCACTAGAAGGCCGCGATGCGGTCGTTGAGGATGTCCAAGTAGTCCTTCATAACTACCGCCTGCCGAGCTAGACGGATGCGCTCTGCCTCTGGCAAGCCTTCAAAGAAGGTTCCACTGATGAACGTATTCAGCTTCTCCAGCTTTGAAGCGAGTTCGGATTTCTCGTCTACTACGCGCTGCTGATGCGGTGCGTATGTCATAACCATTTTTATGCTCTCCCCAATGTCTGTATCCGGCCCATGCGAGCCTGAATGATGTCTAAGCAGGCTTGGATCGCCGTGGTGTTGTTCATCTCCTGCAGCGCCTTGTGTGCCTCATTGAAGCTGCCAAGGTAGCGAACCTGCGTCTTGGTCACCAATGCCCAGCCAGATCCGAAGCAGTAGATGCGAGGCTTCATCGACTACCCCCGAAAATAAATCTCATTACCCTATTGACAAACTACTGTTGTTGATCTAATCTCGTATTTGTAAGCAAGGAGGCAACACAAAATGCTCATCGAGTCCTTCACCGCCAAGAACATCAAGTTCTCTATCTACGCCAACGGCTCCAAGTTCTCTCTCTTCGTCGGCGGAATCAAGCGCGCCACCTATCCCACCATCAAGGGCGCTCAGGGCGCGGCCAAGCGCATCGAGGATGCCGCATGACCGATTGGATCAGCGTCGAAGATCAATTACCGGAAGACTCTCTGGATGTTTATGTGGTTGGTAAGTTTGCCCAGGAATTTATGTCGGCACCGGGTAACTATAACCAAAGACCAGCCGAGGTTGTAAGCGGTAAATATGTCCGAAATTTCAAGAGGATATATACCCACTGGATGCCGCTACCAGAGCCACTAAGCGAGGCCGAATGACCGACCACGACAGCGCAACCCCCAAAAAGATATGGCACGCGTGTGGATGGGACATGCAATCACCAGATCACGCGGGAATGGTCGAAGTATTGGACGAGGATTCAATGCTAATCTGCCACGCCAAAGATAGAAATACGGCTAACGAAATTGCTGCTTGCCACAACAGAGGTGAATAAACCATGACCGACCACGATCAAATCCGCGAATGGCTCCGCTCTCTCGATAAAGGGGAGCGGAAAGTCGTTAAATCAGTTGTTGCCTCCTGGAACAATGCAAAGCGTAAGACTCGGGCCGGTGGTCGTCCTAAAGTCCTGCATACCTGCCCGAAGTGTGGAGGCGTGTTCGGATCGCGTGACATCGTGAAAGCCTGCCCGAAGCACTAACTACTTGCTCTTCCCTGCGTCGTAACCTTTGAACCAAGCCTCCGATGCTGTCATGCGTGTGCTTAGGTCCTCGGTCTTGTCTTCAAGGTTTTGGATACGCCTGCCGTGATCCCTTGATGTGCTCCACCAAGCGCCCGCGATAAAGATGCCAGTGGCAATCGAGACAACAGTCGGTCCCCACTCCGGCGTCATTTGCCCTGCATCTTCGCCGCAGATTTTTCCAGCAGACCGACGATGAAATTCAGAACCTTATGCCCGAAGGCGGCTGTCACCACTACGCCAGCGCCGAAGCCGAACAGCAGGAGGATTGTGTCTTTCATGACTTGTTCCCCGCCTTTATGCCAAGGATGTTGATTTGCGAGTCACCAGGCAGGGCCAGCGCCTTATCTGCAGACCGTGCGAACACATAGCCGGTTACACACACGCCGAACAGCGTCAGTAGGTCAGCTGGAAGCACGATAGGCCCGATCTTGGAGCCGAATATCTGCGCGAAGGGCAGAAACATGTAATTGAACGCAATGACCGAGATCACGACATACATGAACGTTGGCCGCGCCCGCTCGGTGTACTTGTCCCCACTCGTGGCATCGGCGCGGATGTTCTGGCCTGCAATGGTGTTCAACTGGACTTCGTAGTCCTGTGCCTGTTGCTGGGCCTTCTGTACCGCGTCGTTGATGGCTTGCTGGGCCTGCGCCTTCTCTTCAGGGGATGCGTGGAACTCCTGAATAACCTTCAGGGCTACGCCGGCAAGTGGTGCGATGAACTGGTCGATTATTGCCATGTGCCCTCCCTAGATATTTGGCGTTGGGTTTATCTCGGCCTCGGCAACGAGAAGCGGGGACGCCAAACCCCGTAACTAAACTTGTGCTTCAGATGCGAACTTGCAAGCCTGCCACACCAGCGCGTTCGATTCCCTCGCCTTAGCCTCGCCACCGATCCGTGGCTCATAGCGCAGCCCGAACAGCTCCGAGTATTCCAGCGGCTCACGTAATGCGGCCTGCTGATTCCGCGCAGAGATCGACTCGGCCAGCGTCAGGTCTCGAATGCTCACGCCGTAATCCACCCATGCAGCGGCGCACTCATTGATGGCCTTGACGGCCTGCTTATAGCGCACAGGGAAGCCCTTGGTCACATTGAAGACAGGAAATCTATTGGTCATTCAGGTATCGCGCTTATCGGCCATGCGCGTTGCCGCTTCCAAAAATTGCGGGCGGTCCAGCGACGGACGGCACCC